CCCATGCCTGGTGTGCGCTGTGCATGTGGCGCACGTTGCAAATGCACGGTCAAATACTTTAGGCAGCAAGCGCAAGTTGTTCCCGTGTAATTTTGCCACTATCATCAAACAAGATTCATTTTTCTTGTGGCGAAAATCCTCTACTGTGGCGATGCATCCGTCCAGACTGGCTTTGGTCGAGTGGCTGAAAGCCTGCTTCCTGAACTAGCCAAAAAGCATGAAATCCATGTAATGGCTACCAATTGGTTTGGTGACCCCACGGAGATGCAGCAATATTGCAAAATGTATCCTGCAATGGTGGGAGGCAACGACCCGTTTGGCAGCCATCGTCTCCCCGAGCTAATCGCAACCATTCAGCCGGATTTGGTTTTTGCCATTAATGATATTTGGGTGCTGAAGACGCTGTGGGCAAAAGCTGGGCCCTATAAAGAGCAGTTTGGCTTTAAATGGTATGGCTATTTCCCCGTGGATAGCTACGGATTCTACCCTGAAGTGTTTGATCAATGCCATGAGTGGGATGGCATGGGCACTTATACGGAATTCGGTCTAGAAGAAATTCGCAAAGCTGGGTGCGATTTGCCTTGCGATGTTATTCCTCATGGTATTAACCATTCTCATTTCTTCCCCATGGACAAGGCTGAATGCCGTAAGTCGCTTGGCATTGCTGAAGATTTGTTTGTGGTGTTCAATGGCAACAGGAATCAGCCTCGCAAGCGCATCGACTTGACGATTAAAGGCTTCATTGAATTTGCCAAGGATAAGCCTGATGCACGACTATGGCTCAACATGGGCACTAAAGACCAGGGTTGGGATCTTATTCCTTTGTTTAAGCGCGTGGCTCGTGATTATGGTTACGACGCGACTGGCAAGCTAATTCTTACTAGTAAAGATTTTGACACCATGCGCTGCTTGCCCATTGAAAAGCTTAATGAAGTGATGAATGCTTGTGACATTGGCATTAACACTTGCTCTGGCGAAGGATGGGGGCTTGTTAACTTTGAACACGCTGCAACTGGCGTGGCGCAATTAGTGCCTAATCATACAAGTTTGCGCGAAATTTTTTATGACTTGCCTCGCATTGAAGTGGAGAGTTGGGAGACAGATAAGAACTATGGTCTAGAGCGAGGACAAGCTTCTCCGACAAAACTAGCAGAGCTTCTTTCTTATTACTACAGCAACCGCGAAGACTTGGACAAGGCGGCCGGGTGGTGCTATCAGCGCCTGCAGGCTGATGAATATAAGTGGGAAAATATTGGCGCCCTGGTGAATGGGATTATCAAGCGCACGCTTGAGGAGCCCACTTCTGGCAAGGGTTTTGGCGATGACTAAGCGTCGCGTGAGCGTGGGAATTCCCACGCTTTCTTGTTATGACAAGCTCATTCGTTTATGTAATCATTTGTTGAATGATGAGCACCCTTGTATTGAAGCAGAGGTGCTCATTCTTGATAATGGTGGGCGAATGAAGGACAGCTCCGCAGTGGATGCATTGGCGGAATGTTGCGATTTGTCAAAGTGGAAAGTGGCGGTGCCGCCGTACAATCTTGGCGTTGCAAAGTCATGGAACCATCTCATCAATCAACTCGGGCAATGCATCATCGCTAATGACGATGTGATGTTCGGGCTGAATGACATTGCGACGTTTTTAGAGGCTGCAGATGCAAATCCTGGAAGCATATTGCTTGAGACCAATCATTCCGTAGGCGGCTTCTCTACGTTCTATGTGAACAGGCCGGAAAGGTGGCTGGGAATGGGCGGTTTTGACGAGCTGTTTGCCCCTGCTTATTTTGAAGACAACGATTGCCGTTGGCGACTTCTTGTTGAAGACAATCCGGCGGTGAAGGTGAACCTACCTTCGTGGTCGCACGACAATAGCAGCACGCTTCACAGTGGTGATGATCGCTACAAGCGCATGCACTGGTGTTGCTTTGAGCGCAATAAGGTGTACTATCAGACGAAGTGGGGAGGCTTGCCTGGCCACGAAGAATTCACCGTACCTTTTGGTAAGTAGTCATGGCGCACCTTGAGCAGCAACAATTCGTTGGAGCCTTGAAGATCACCTTCCCATCGTTCTTTAAGGGTGGGCGAATTGTAGAAATTGGCAGCCTTGATATCAATGGCAGTGTGCGTCGTTTCTTTGATGCGCCCGGTGAATATGTGGGCGTAGACCTTGGTCCTGGCCGTGGCGTTGACGTGGTGTGCGAGGGGCAGAATTATGACGGCGCTACCAATAGTTTTGACGTGGCCATCTCTGCTGAGTGTTTTGAACATAATCCCCATTGGCAAGAAACATTCTTGAACATGGTGCGCATGGTTCGGGACGAAGGGCTTGTTGTTATGACATGTGCCACCACGGGAAGGCCGGAGCATGGCACGTCTCGCACTGATGCTGGTAGTAGTCCTTTGACAGTGGGCAAGGGCTGGGAATATTACAAAAATTTGACAGAGGTAGATTTCCGCAGCGCCTTTGATCTGAGCGACATGTTTGAAGATTATTGTTTTAGTGTGAATACAAATAGCCACGACCTTTATTTCTGGGGGCTTGTGAAGAAATGACAACCAAGCAAAAGCAGGCGAAAGTTAAAAAGGTGATGGAGGAATTCAAGGCTGGCACGCTGAAAAGCAGCAATGGAGACTTAGTAACGAGCAGAAGTCAGGCAATGGCAATTGCTCTCAGCGAAGCAGGGTTGAATGTTAAAAAACAAGATGCCAGCGAAGCATATCTGGAAGCCTATGCTGATGCCTTTATGGGAGAGCGCGATGATGCCGATTCATTTTCCCCGCCATCGTCTGTACGGGCCGCAGCGCGTCGCGGCCTAGAGCTACGCAAGAAGCATGGCAAAGGCGGCCTGACGACGCAGGAAGCCGGCAAACAAGGCATTGGCAGCGGCGTGGCTAGAGCTGGCGACTTAGCAGGAGGAAGCAAGATTAGCTTTGCCACGATTAAGCGCATGGCTGCGTTTTTCTCTCGTCATGAAAAGAATAAAAGTGGTGGTGAAGATGATGCTGGTTACATTGCCTGGCAATTATGGGGAGGCGACGCGGGTAGGTCATGGGCTGCTCGCATCATTAAGATGGTTGAAAGTCGCCAATCAAAACAATGAGCGAATACGTACGGGTGATTGAAGAAGAAGAAGAAGGCATTGGCGTGATGAAGTCGCTAGCCATTCTTTCCGCTAACGAACATCGCGACACTTCGCAGTGGCGTCTAGTTGAAGAGCAGCATTTTAAAAATGGCCGCCTCGACGAAACACACATCTTTGTCAGAAGCTTTTACGACAAACCCCACGACTATTTTGAGCCCACCAAGTTCCTAACTTTTGAAGTGGAAGCAATGGCGAAGGCATACATAATGGACAACCTTGAAGATCAACTAGCTGAAATTCGCGGCGAAGATGACGACGACTAATTGTCTACTGCGGAAACCACAAACGTAGGATAACCGAGGAGGTACAAAATAGAAAGCTGAAAAATAGAACTAAGAATACGAATTTGGGCGCAGTCAGGGGAGATTTGTCCACGTTCCATTCGTGAGATGGTGGTTTGATCACAGTGAAGCATTTCTGCAATGTTTCCTTGTGACAAACCACAGTTTAGACGAGCCTCCCTCATCCTTTCTCCAATTACTTGCCTACTTTCTTGAATGGTGACAATTGGCGCCTGAAGGCGAGTGGTAATGCGACGATCTTGAATGTGCTGCATTTCTAGGCGTAATATCCTAAGTTAGTCTATCACGCATATTATTATTTGATAGAGTATGGTTATGAGCGACACATGCTTTCGTTACGACGTAGCGCCGATTGACAAGTACGAGCTAACCCCCGAAGGTTATCTCCGTGCTTGGGCAACTATCGCACGCACTGGTGTACAACATTACACCGATGCTGATGGTTCCATTCGCCGTGAATATCGTCCCGAAGTTGAAGTGGCGTCTCCTGAAAGCTTGGCCTCATTTGCGGGCAAAGCAATTACTCTTGAGCATCCTCCAGTCCTGTTAGATAGCGCCAATACAAAGGACTATCAAATTGGCTTTAGTGGCACTGAAGTGGTTTATGACAATGGATTCGTCCGTGCCGTCATGACAATCACTGACGATGAAGCCATTAAGCGCATTATGCGTGGTGATGCGAAGGAGGTCAGCGCTGGTTATCGCGTCAATTATGAAGCGACTCCAGGTGTAACTGATAGTGGTGAGAATTACGATGGCATCCAAAAGGAAATCAACGGAAATCACATTGCTGTTGTTCGCAGGGGCCGCGCTGGCCCGCAAGTGAAGCTTCATCTAGACCGTCTAGATGCTGCCGATCCTTCTCTATTTACTCTCACAGAGGACCCATCTATGACTGCAAAAGTCAATTTTGATGGCGCCGAGTTTGAGGTGACCGAGAGCGTAGCTCTGGCTGTCACCAAAGAACGGGAAGACGCCAAAAAGTCCTACGAGGACATGAAGAAAATGTACGATGGCATGATGTCTAAAGCTTCCGAAATGAAGGAAGAAATGGACGCCATGCAGAAAGAAATGAAAGGTAAGACCGACTCTGCCGAAGGGCGGGCCGATGCCCTTGCCGAAGAAGTGGAAAGCCTCAAGCTTGATCTTGAAGCTGCTAAGCAAGTGAATGTTGACAGCCTTGTTGAAGAGCGTATTGCGCTAATCGACAAAGCTCGTACCTCGCTTGATTCCGCTTTTGATTTTGCAGGCAAATCTGCCCGTGAAATCATGGAAGCTTCCATCAAGGCTGTACGTGGTGACGCTGATCTTTCGGAACGCTCCGATGATTATGTGACTGCCATGTTTGACACCCTGGCTGAATCTGCTCCTCGTAGTGATTCTGCTGCCACGGAAGATCTGCGTAAAGCTGTTGCTTCCATTGCTTCCCCAATGTCTGCACCGTCGTCCTATATGGATCGCTTGCAGAATGCTTGGAAAACTCCCCTCTCTGTCTCCAAGGAGCGCTGACCCATGACTGTTACTTTCTCTGGGGCTAGTGGCGCGGCAGGTGGTGTGCAACAGGACTATGCTCTTGTTCATGCTGCTTTGCTTGAAGGCCAACTATCCGACATCCGCGATAATACCATTGGCACCTATGTCAACGAAACCAACGCCGTTCTGGCTTTTGGTAACGTTGTGGTGTTCAACTCGGCTGGTACTGTTGCCAATTCCGCTAAGACCATTGCTGCTACTGGCGATACCGTTCAAGGCGTAAACGTCCTCACCTATGTGGACGAAACTGCTCTTGACACTAATAGCCGTCCAGGCGTAAAAGATGAGCAAGTGTTGAACGTTGCCAGTCAAGGTGCCGTTGCCGTCTTCGTTCATGGCACCGTGACTCCTGCCACTGCCGTGCGCGTCATTCACACTGCTACTGGCGTTCAATACGCTGGCCAGTTCCGTTCTGCTGCTCTCAGCGGCAAAACTGCTCTTCTGGCGAATGCTCGTTACCTCACTTCTGTTACCGGCTCCGGCTTGGCAGTTGTTGAGTTGAACGGTCCTTCGTTCACCCTCACCCCTGACATCACCTGATAGGAGGCCCTCTAATGTCTGATTTTCGTATGGACGAAGCCGGCCTCTTTCTTGAGCGTCAGCTTGAATTTATCCGCCCCCAAATATTTGAAGTGGCTTATGCCGACATCAAATATTCCACCATTCTTCCTGTAACAAGCGAAGCTGGTCAAGGCGCACAAACCTTTACCTACCGCATCATGGACTCCACTGGAGAGTTCAAGCTGATTGCGGATGCTGCTGATGATCTGCCCCGTGCCGACATCAGTCAAGTGGAAAAGAGCATCAACATTCGTTCCTTTGGCGGTAGCTTCGGTTACACCGTTCAGGAGCTGCGTGCTGCTCAAATGGCCAACATTGCTCTTGAGCAACGCCGCGCTCAAGCAGTGCGTCGTGCTTATGAAGAGAAAGTAGAAGATGTGGCCTTGTTTGGCGAATCTTCCGTTGGTCTGGCTGGTTTCTTCAACAACTCAACTGTTGATGTTGTTACCGCCGACAAGTGGTTCACTAGTGGCACCACTGCTCAGGAAATGCTTGAGCTGCTTAACTATGGCGTGACTGGCATTATCAATGCCTCACAAATGAAGGAGCAGCCCGACACCATCTTGATGGCTTGGAATGACTACCGTGAAATCTCCACTCGTCGCAACTCCGATTCTTCGGACGTGACGGTGCTGGAATATTTCCTGCGTACCAATCCTTACATCAACAACATCGAGCCCATCAACCAGCTCGATAAGACCAAGAGCGGCCTGACCACCAACCGTATGGTTGTGTACAAGCGCGATCCAGGCAAAGTGCAACTGCACATTCCACAGCCTCTAGAGCTGTTCCCGCCTCAGCAACGTGGTCTTGAGTTCATCGTCCCTGCTCACGCTCGCGTGGGTGGCGTCGCTCTGTACTACCCCAAGAGCGCCATTTACGTTCAAGCTTCTGCTTGAGCCTAGTGAAGGGAGGGGCGTTAAGCTAATGAGCAGTTCTTTAGAACAATCAAAATGTTAATTGCTTATCGCCCTGAGCTTGAAAATCCGCCCCGTGAAGGTGGGTTTGGCATCATTATGGGAGGGGGAATGATTCAACTCGCCCCCGGTCTTAATCAGGAAGTGCCTGATGATCAATGGAAACAAGCTCGTGAAAACCGTATGGTGAAGCGACTTATGGCCATTGGTGCTATCGAGGAAGTAAGGGAACAAATCACTGTGGAGAAAATTCCACAGAGTATTGACACTCTTGCCAACATTCCCTTGGTTGAGGCCCTTCGTACCATTGAACTTATTCACGATGACAATCAGCTTAATGATTGGAAAAAAGTGGAAGGTCGGGTGCGAGTACGTAATGCCATCAACAAACGACTGGACGCAATTAAACGAGGAGCCGCCTAATCATGGCTGTTACTAGTGCTAATTTCCTTGAGAGGTTTCCTGAATTTACGCCCCATCCATCAGGGATTGTAAATGGAGCCATCGAGAGTGCCAGTTCTGACGTGGGACCAGACATCTTTGGAGATCAAACGGATCGTGCCGTTCGTTTCCTTGCTGCCCATATCATTTCCATTCAACTTGCTCAGATGGGGGTTCAAATTGGAGCCACCGATGGGAAAGTATATGGAAAAGGTCTTGATGCCACTCTTTACGGACAAGAATTCAAGCGACTTTCCGAAACAGCATCTAACGGTGGATCTTTAATTGGCTTTGTAATTTAATGACGAATCCCGCACCACCACTAGCAAATGCCACTTTGGTTTTTGCCGTGACCAGCGGGTATGCCGTTGACTCAGCCACTGGCAATCTTGTCTCTCTAACAACTAGTGGAGTGTACTATGCCACGTTGAAACAAAGCCGTAATCCACGTTACGAACAGCGCCTTGGAGTTGATGAAACTGCCATCTATATGAAAGGCAGATTAGTTAGCCCCTTGGCCTTTTCGGGAGTACCCCCTGGAGAAGTGGCGCAAGCCATTATTGAGAACCAGGAGGGGCGTTTTGAGCTGCTCCCTACAACTGAAATGGCTGTTCATTACAGACAATTTTTAGGCGCTCCCATCCATGGCTATTTCCGTGCCGTTGGTGCCGGAAGCGTTCTAAACACTTAATACGCTCCCCTCGCTTTTGTTTCAATGTCTTACATCCAGCATCCCACTCAGCTCATCAAGAGCCAAGACACCATCATCTACGTTGGTTCCGTTTCTGGAGCTGCACGTCCTCAGGTGTCTAGCGTCGCCGGCAACGTTGTTGCTTCTGGCGCTCCGACCATGCACTACCTGGCAGGTGTTACTGACGCTACTGTCTCCATCTCCGACAATGAGCAAGAATATTACTTGCTTGGTGGCGGTGGCTTTGCAGACAGCGTGATTGTTACCACTCGCGCCCAAGCTTCCATTACTTCCTACTTCCAGCGCGACCTGGATGGCACCGAAATTCAGCCCACTGGATTTGACGAAGCCATTGACGTTATCCTGCGCAGCCGCTACGACAAAAACTATGAAGTGTTTGTCCAAGTGTTTAAGGCCATTGGTGGTAGCTTCACTTATGACACCACGATGTTTGCCGCTTGCGTGATGAACTACAGCGAAGCTTATCCGGCTGACAACCTTGTACAAGTTTCGTTTGATCTGATGAGCCGTGGCCCTGTGGCCGCCGGTCAAATCACGATCAGCGGCGCTAGCAAGCTGCCCACTGGCCCTAACGCTTAATTCTTCCCCATCGCTCTTCTGCCTCCCGAAAGGGGGGCTTTTTTATTTCGCTAAGATAACAAGATGAACATTTTGCAACTCAGGCAAACTATTACAGCGCTGATAGGCGAACTGGTAGGTTCGTACGTACTACCGTCTGGAGTGAAACAGCCGGCTTTTTATGTGGATGGTAAATATGGCGTGCCAAAAGAATGGAAGGTGACAGGGTTGGAAGTGGTAATGAGGCAATACCCGGAGATGGCTTCTAGAGCAATGGTTGGCACTGTGCGCAAGACAAAGCTATGGGAAGTAATGTTATCACAGTATGCTCCAGCCAGTGAAAACCTTGAGGATGCCATTGATCGTATTATCAGGCATTTTCCTGATGCTACTGTTCGCAATTTTCCTTCTAGTGACCGAGAGTATCAATATGCTCGCATTGTAATTCCAGATGTTGACATTGTTTTTCAATATCAGCATACTGTGTAACTATGGCCATTGTTGGAGCCAAAATTGTTAATTCAAAATTGATTGAAGCTGCTCTTGTCAAGGCTTTTGAAGAGTGGGCCGATGAGGATGTAAATGATAAATTCTTTAGCGAGCAATTTATATCTAGACAATGGTCTTATCCCGGCCCTGAAACCATTCGGAAAGCTAGAGGTCCTGCAGGAGATCCTCGTGATATTTACGATACTGGTGCTCTCTTTGAAAGTGGACAAGAAAGCTTTACTTTGCAAGGGGGCGTCAATGGCGTGTCTGCAAATTGGCATTGGGATGCTAAAAACAGCAGCGGCCAGGAGTATGCTTTTTACGTTCACGAAGGCAAAGGGCCTCATTCGCGAGTGCCACGTAAGTGGACAGATGACTTGGTAATTCCTTCTCTCTTTGAAGTTTCTGAGGCGAAAGCTGACTTGGATGCCAGAATAACAATTGAGTTTGGTCGTATGAATGGTCGTTGATTACTTATGGAGCGAGTGTCAATCGGTTCATGCCATCAATTGCAAGATTAATGGCGCTGAAATGGAAGTGGGAGTACTGTGCAGCATTGCGCTTCGCGAAACCACCCTTAGAATTACGAACGAACATCATTCTTTTTTGGTGGACATCCCTGAAGAGTTTCGCTCTGGCGGCGAAAAAGTAAAGGGATTTAACATCGTACTAACAGTGTTAGACCATGAGCAAGTATAGTTTTCTCCTGCAAAGCGAAGAGCCAGAGTTTTTTGAACTCACTCCAAAAGTGCGTCTGCGTAAGCATGGCGGCTGGCTTGTTGCAGAAGGCATTGAGCAAGAAGAACTAAGCAAGGCTCAAAGCCAGGCAACCATTCGTGCAGTGCAACTGGCCAAGCGCATTGCCACTGCAAAGGACATTCCCCTCGACGAGGCATTTGCCTTGCTGCAGGGCGGTGCTGACATGAGCGAGATGGAGCTTCTCAGTGACTTCACTGAAGAAACGCTTGGCATGATCAACAGTGGAGGCAGCGTCGAAACTGGCAATGCACGCATGGTTACTGTGTTCATTCGTTGCCGTGGTGAAGGGCTTATTGGCGAAGAATGGTTGCCCCTTGATGACTGGTCCATTGAAGACACTAAAACTATGGGGCGGCGAGTAATTGCCAAAGGCATGGAATTCATCATGAGCGAGCAGGAAGCTGAGGCGAAAGAAGCGGGACAAGCAAAAAAAGCGCCCCGCCGGACGAAGGAAGCGTTGCCGAACGATTAGAGAAACAAGCCCGGCAATTTCTGAAGAGCCTGACGAAGTGGGACGAGATTTACTTTCGTCTTAATGCATCGGACTTAAAAGATAGACGATGGGACGGAAATAACTTTGGCAAACAGCGCGTGCAAGACGTGGTGACGGCATTGAAGTGGCTAGAAAAGCATGACATTACAAAATACAACATCCATAGTATTTCCACTGCAAAGCTTGGAACTGTAGTAGTGGGCGCATTGGGCGGCAAAAAAGCAAAAGTATCTGTTGATGACTTCCTGCCATTTGACACCAAGCGCATCAAAAAAGAAAGCGGCATTTCCGATGAAAGCGTTGGCGTGCTTCAAAGACTTATGCGGACGACAAAGATGGATGGACGAGTTGTTGCTTTGCTAGCTGAAGAATTAAAAACTGCTTCGTCGCGTGAACAATCCAGTGATTAGCTACACTACAGACAATAGGAATATTGTGCGAATATGGCTCAGCTTGAACTTTCAGTAGTCCTAAATCTTGCGAACTTTCGCACTCAGTTGGGCAAACTGGCGCAAGCTTCTGCCGCATATTACTATCCCATCAATTTAACGATTGATAAACAGGCATTCAAAAAGCAATTAGCGGCACTCGGCAATATCAAACCAGTTATCAAAATTGAAGATAGTCAACTTGACGGAGCAAGAGCACGCATTGCCACGCTAAATAAAAGTCTTGCAACTCTACGCAGAGCCACTTCTACTGCCATTGAGATCAAAGTCAAATACAAGGAGGAGGGGCGCCCGGCGGCGGGAACAGGAGCTGTGGGGCGGGCCATTACTGGTCGAGCAGGAGGAGAAGAAGCATTAGCAAATAAAAGCCGGGGGGAGTTGCAAAAACTTTACGGATTGTTCCGTGAGGCAAATCTTCGCGTTGGCGAACTTAGTAAAAGTCTTACAAAATCTAGTGCAGAAGAAATACGGCAGTCGCTTGTTCCTGCGTTTAGCGACAGCGGCGAAGAGGCGGTCAACGGCCTCGCCATTGGATTAAAAGATCCTTCTTCTAAGATTTCCAAGGCGGCAAAAAGGCTAACAGTAATAACAATTCAAGACGTTAAAAAGGGATTTGGCATTGCCAGTCCATCACGGGTATTCAAGGAAATAGGGAAAGACCTTGTTGCCGGTCTTGAGATTGGCTTTGAAGATTTCAACGAATTAAAGACCAAGATGGTCGGCAAGATGCGCCAATTAGTGTCTGCAATCAAGAAAGAGGTCAAAGTCGGTGGCATTACTATGGGAGGCTTGCTTTCTCCCATAGCAAGACCTACGGGCGCTTCTACTAGGACTCTTCCTGGTGTCGTGTCGCCAACACGCAGAGGAGAATCGGCGGACCCTGGTCGTGGCAATCAGAAAATCCTAAACTCGCTGTCTTTGCTAACGGGTAATCCGGCTTTATATAGAGGTAGGATGGCAAATTTGGGAGCCGAACGACTTCCATCTTCTTTGCTCGGTGCGGCACAATCTCAGTTTCAACTTGAGGAACTTGCCCCATCGTTTAAACAGGCTCGACTGGCAAGTGGAGTGTCTCCTGTAGACAAGATTATTGATGAAGCTTTCTTCGGAAGGGGGACGCTGCCCAAGGCTCAAAGCGCGCTTAGTACTCTTAGCAACTCTTTGGAACGATTGGGGAGCACTGCGAGGGCTGCATTACCTTCCGGCATTTTGCAGAGCGCGTCTGGTAATGCACGGATGAGACGGTTTGGGGGAGTGGCCCCAGGGGAAAGCATGGGAATCTTTGAACCCACGGCGCGTCCTACCGCTTATCCACCGTCAGGAGGTTTTTTAGAATTTTCTCGTCGTGCAACTGCAATTTCAGCGGGCCTCCCTGGTAATGTCTTTGGAGGCAGAGGAGGCGGAGCCAGTGGAGGAGGCGGTGGCGGTGGGGGCAGAGGCCCAGGAGGAGGCGGGGTCGTCCCTCCGGGGGGCTTCCCAGTCGATGGTGT